TTCATTTGCTCTAAAAAGTTCTTGGCTTTCGCAACTTCTTCTTTGTATGCAAGCTTTTGCTTACGTACAAATCTTTCTTCGTCCGCTTCTTCATCAAAAGCAAAGTTATCTTCCATAACAAAAGTAACTTCTTCATCTGTAAGATGCGGTCTAGTCTTTTTATAATATTCTCTAACAAGTAGTTTATCGTCATACTTGTTATAATCTTTATTTAAAGTAACATAATCTTCTACAGTTCCACCTGTATCTTTCATGAATGTTACTAGCTTTTCTACGTTTTCAGGTAATTCAACACCTGTAACTCTTTCATCTCTTATAGCTTCTTGAGCTTTTTTCTCTAACTCTTTAGCTTCTTCTTTTACTGGCTTTTCATTTATTACCTCGAGTTCTTTGTTCTCATCTTTGTTTTCGACCTTTTTGGTAATTTCTTCAAGTCTTGGCTCGGATGTTCTCTCCTCCACTTTTTCCACATCTTTGGTTTGTTTATTCTCATCCAAGACTCCTGTGCTTTGCTTTGGAACGGCATCTTCTTTTATTTCTAGTTTAGTTACTTTTTTTTCCTGTGTTAACTTTTTAGGTCTACCAGGTTTTCTTTTCATTGTGAGAGGTTGTTTTGAATCCACCTCTGCCTCTGTTTTTACTTTTGACATAATATAATATAATATAAGTTATTAAATATTTAAATCTTGATTTTGTTCAAAATTTATGGGTAATAAGTTGTTTTGTTTTTGATCAGCAATAGCACTTTGCTGAGTACCTACTATCTTAGTTCTTTTATCTTTTCTATTTTCAATTTCCAGTTCGCGAGAAGCTTCTGTATTTACTTTCTGTTGACCTAACTGCATGTTGTAGTTAAATTCTAATTCCATTAACTCACGTTTTATTTGAGCCTCTGTTCTCATTCTTTCTATCTCAAATTGAGATTTACCTTTTTCAAACTTAAGTTTAGTATCTAGTTGAGCTTCTGATTTTTGTACTTCTGCAAGAGCGGAAGCTTCACTTGCTTGAGCGTTAGCTTGTCCTTGAGCTTGAATATTAGCTAAGTTAGCAGCTTGCGCAGCTTCTGCAGCTTTCTTACGTTTTAGCTTAATCATTTGATTAGCTAGCTTTAAGTTTCTAACTTGCCTAATATCTATAGCATCTTCTAAATTTATACTACCGCTAGACAATGCTGCTTGAATGTTCTGCTCTAATTGCTCTTTTTCTTTTTCATCTGGAACTAAGTCAAAGTAAATGCCAAAATCATACAGGTGTATAGTTGACAAATCCTCTAATTGACCAACGTTCCATGTTGAAATGCTATTTTTTAAAGCTTCTTTTGTTAAATCAAATTCAATACTATCAGAAGTTCTAAGCACTATGTTTTCACAAGTTTTAACAGTTAAATACAAATAAGCATTTAATATATGTTTTGTTGCTGTATTAGAATTAGCAGCTGCAAGTTTTTGTAAACCTACTAAAGAATCTGAGTTTGGCATACTACCATCTCTAGCTTCATTAAGTCCGGTTACGTCTCTTATCATTTGTAAATAATACTGATATGTAGATATTAAAGAATTTATTTTTTGACCACCATCACTTTTAACTAATTCTTGTATTGGTATTCTACCTGGATTAGGATCACCTTCAGTTGTCATTGATCTACCTAATATACTACCAGTTTGAAAATACATATTCAAAGCTTCTTTAGCATTATACGTAGTACCGTTTCCTAAGTCTACCTCAGCTAAACCATCAACATCTAAATAAACACCATCAGGTATTACTTTAGATATTACTTGCTGTATTTTTAAATGAGTTAACTGTATCATATCTGCAAAACCAGTCATACGACTTACAAGGCTTTCTATTCTGCCACCATACATTTTAGGGCAACAGATATTATAATTCATATTTACTTTAACTAAGTTAGATTTTGGCCTTGTCATATTTTCAGCCATTTTCCACTCTAACATCATATCGTAACCTAAAACTTTAGCGCCACTATAAAGTACTTCAATTGACCTACTAACTCTATCAAAGTTTTCATTTTCATTTGGATCAAAAGTATCTGGTTTTTCTAAAGCTTTTTCTAAACCTGTGGTAGTTCTTTTTATTTTAAAAACCTGCTCACTAAAAGTCTTGTATTCAAAATAAAGTATATAAATATAATTACCATCTCTTTTGCCATTTCTGTTATATAAGAAGTTTCCATTACCTTGATAGTCTTGTAGCTTTTTAAGTTCTTCACCTGTTAAGTTAGGAAATTGTTTCTTACAGTCTGCTAAAGATAATGCTTTTACTTCGCCTACATACCATAGGTCTTCAAAATTTGGATCTTCACTATATGAATAAACTAACTTAGAAGGGTCTACATAATCAACTTTAACACCTTCAGCTTTGTTCCAAGTTGTTTTAACAGCTCCAATACCTAGTATTACTAAATCTTCTATTACACGTTTTTTCTTTAAGTTATATCTATTAAACTCTAAAGTATTGTTAATAGCTTCTTCACAAGCTATTTCACTTGCTTGCTTATAGCTTAACTGCATATGAAGATCAAGCTCTTCTTTATTTTCTGGTAATTCTTCTGGCTTGTTAGTATTGAATAAATCCATACTCAACACGCTTTGTATTTGTGCTAAAAATTCTTTTGCTTGCATATCTCTCAATATGTCTTCTGCGTATTTAGATCTAATACGTCTTGATTCTGGATCTTGTGCAAAAGCTTTAATATCATAAAGCTTATCATCCATACCGTTAACTACTATGTCTACAAACTTAGGTATAATAGGAACAGGTTTCCAGTCTAAATTTAAATAACTTAAGTCACCGTTAATAGCTAGTTCATCTTTGTATTTTTGAACTGGTTGTTCTGCTCTAGCATATAATCTACGTAGCCTAAAATTATTGTAATTGCTATTAAACCTGTTTTCAACTCCAGATCTAGTTCCACTAAACCAATCACCTTCAATAGCCATACCAACTTGGCGGCCATAGTCCATGCTTTGTTTAGCTTCATCAGGTACTACCTGATCTGGAAAAGAACTATAAGTGTTTGTAATTTTCGTCATTTATTATATTATTTGTGAAAAGGATCCTTTATTATTATATCTACGTATTCCTAAGTTAATGTTTTGTTGAACTCTAGTAGGAACTGGTCTATATTTGTTTTTATTACAAGCCATAATGGCTAATCCTGAACTAATAGAAGCATCATATTTAGTTCTATTATTAATATTAAACCTACTCCAGTCATCTAAAGTTTTTTGAAAATACATATCACCTACTTTGTTTTCAAGTTGGCCTACGTAATTTTCAATATAATATTCAATAGCAGCAGCGTGTGCTTGCTTAATGTCTTCGCTTGAGTTAGGTATACCACCTATTTCTCTTTCAGCTACAGATAATTTGTTGTATATTTTATCAGGACGATTCATACTAAAACCTCTATAACCTCTACGTTTTAAATAATATAATAATCTTGGTTTATTGTTTTCAGCAAGTATTGGCATACTGTAAAATGCTAAGGCCATTAATACATCTTCAAAAAATATTTCAGCTGTCTGAGGTCTAGCTATATACTCTAAGAAAAAATGATTAGGTGGTGCGTCTTCCATAGAAAACTTTGTTAATCCATGAAGTGCTCCTTTAGAGCCGCGACCATCAACAGTACCGCTAATGTCGTAAGAATCACAGCCGAAAGCTCCAATATGTTCGTTACCTGGATATTTAGTTCCATTTTTTGTTATTATATTATTTTGCAGCTTTAATGGTGGAACCCATGAAACTAAAAACCTACCGTTTTTGTTTGGGTAAAATTCTACTTGAGAATCTTTAACTCCATCTAACCATTGAAAACTACCTTGTGCTACAGAAGATATATTATTTAGTTCTTCGTTAATATCTATTTGTTGATATATTTTAGTTAAATTAAACAAACTATCTTTAGTTTCATCTCTAAATGCGTGAGCTTCAGTTCTTGGAAATTGTCTGTAGTACTCGTTTAAAGCATCTTGATCAGATTTTAATCCATCAACTTCGTTGTTCCAGTGTTGTATAACTCCTGTTGTAATATATCCACCATCAATTGTTTTGACTGGATCTTTTGGGTTTGTAAAGATAGGTAGTCCGAAAGAATCCATGAATCCTTCGTAGTTCCACTCCATAGGTATGAACAAGCTATAGAGCCCAGAAGTTGTTTGTCCGTTTTTATTTCTTTTTGTAACGTCTGAATTGTAGTATAGTTTTTTAAAGTTGTCTCCACCTTTGTCTAAAGCATTTGAAGTTGAGCCCATCATACATTTACCGACGATTCTAGAACCAAGTCTTAATGTAGTTTTTGTAACTCTCCAGTTGTTTAATATATTATCAGGTCTTTCCCATTTACCACTTTCGTCATGAGCTAGTATTTTTAGCTTTTCACCATCATAAGAGTTGTCACCTGTGTTTTTCCAGTCAATAGTTGTATCAAGTCCGTCTAGTTCTTTAAGCTGTTCATTGCTTTCCATCTTTCTTCTAGTAAGCTTGGATGCTGGAACCCTATATGCCAACTCAGTCTTTGGCCGATCCATACCGTCTTGAATTGGTTTGAAGAAAAATGGATAGTTAACAGATATTGGTACAACCTTATCCGTAAACATTTTTTTAGCATCAGCACCTGACTTAGAGAGTATACCAAATCTACAGTCTGAGGATATTGTGGCTTGATTAACAAGTTCTGAGCTTGCCATAAAGCTAAATCCAGATCGTCTGTTTTTAAGGTAACAAATTCCGTAACACCTATGGTCTGCTTTACAGGCTTCCCAAAATATAAAGAATAATCTATTTGACTCTCTGTATTCTGGCGCTCCAATGTCAATTTTTGACCATTGCAAGTACATGTAATGAGTACCAGTAATGTAAGTATCAATACCATTATTACAAAACCAAAATCCTTTTTCTCGTCTAGTAAATTCATTATCAATATAATCGTACCATTTTTCTTTAAATTCAGCTGGATATTCATCCCAATCAAACCTACTTTTAATTTTACTTAATTCTTTTGGGTATTCTTGTTTTTCCCAATATTGTTCCGCTTTTTTTTCGCTTCGTTTAAACGGTTCATCTGCTGTTGGTAAAGCAATCCTGAGATTCTGTATTTCAATGATTTGTCCAATTTTACCTGTTTTACTTATTACTATAAAATCATAATCAGAATTATAACCATAATCCCATTTTTTAAACCTATTGTTTTTAGATAATATTTTAGAGTTTACAACATCTTTAACTTCTTTCCAAAGCGTTTGTTCGTGAGTCATTTGCTTCTCCCTTCTGCAAAGCCTTTAAAAGTTTTTTCTACTTTAACTTTTTTAGTTTTTTCATTTAACATATCTTCTTCTTCTTGAATACGTTGTAGTATCTCAAAAGCATCCATTATAGCTAATTTTTTAGTAGCGGCAGCATTTTTAAGTCTGTCAGCGCTTACGTCGTCGTCTGAGTCTACGATCTTTTCTTTTGCTACCTTAATTAGTTCTTCAATTGCCTTTTGCCCAGCTTGGATTATTTTCTTTTTCGTTTCCTTGGTATTCATGCGTTAAAGCTATATCATTTAATTTCATACAATAAAGTCGTTCACCCTCTATAATAAACTCAAACTCTGAGTTAGGTGTAAACGTAATAAGCGTTCCAGGTTTTATTCCTAGAGCTTCTAAGGTGTTATTAGTATATTTCACTATACCAACATTAGGTTGTTCTTTTCTAGCCTCTAATAAGTCTTGGTTTTTAATTGGCTTTATAAAACAATAATCTAAATGCGGTTTTAAATTATACATGTAGATTTGTTGAGGAGTAACAAAGTAAAGATCGTCTTTAAAATAAGTCGAGCTATTACGTTCGTTTCCTTTTTGATCATACCATCTTCTAAATACATTGTGATGAATATATAGTTCATCTCCTATATTTATTTTAGTATTGTAAGCTGCAGGAGTCGAAACTACTACAGCTTTTTTACTAATAAATCTATGATCTTCAATGCTAGTATTGATAATAAGGTTAGTATCATCAACTCTTCGTATATTGTCATACCTGTCGTTAAGTGGTTTAACAATGAAGCTATATAAGCTATTCATTAATATTTTAAATCATATTCTACCGATATAGCCATATTTTTATTAAACTTCTTCCAAGGCAAAACTTCATCATCTTTACTTATAAATATGTTATATGATTGATCTTTATCTTCAAAAAGAATATCATTAATAATATGGCCACCATAAACTTCTTGACCCTTTGAATAATGCATAGCATCATTCTTGTAGTCAGAGCCTATACTAATCTTTCTTATCTTCTGCACTTTCTTCGTATTTTCCAGTAGCAAGATCTATATTAACATTTCCATATTTTTCTTGAAGATCTTTTTTAATTTCTTCAATACTAGCTCTTACTTTTGCTGCTTGCACTAAAAAGTCTTGCTTTTGTAGTTCTAAATTACCTACAGTTTGTATAACACCATTATACTCTCGAGAAACTTTAGTTGCTTTTTCTAATTCTTCTTTTGTTATTTTTTTTGCTTTTGCCATTTTATTTGATTTTATTTGATTGTTTGTTTTTGTTTTAGTATACCGCTATCAAATTTGATCCCGATATAACACCTTTTGCTAAAATAGGAACTTTATCACCTACGACTGTTCCTGGTTGCACTAATGGAAATATTACTGCCTTACCTGTCTCTGTTATTATTTCAACACTTTGTTGTGCGTTTCCATTATATATAACAGCTCCTCTATCTTCAACTGATAATCCTGGTAAAGTTAAGCCATTAGCTAAAACCTTTATTTTAAGGCCAGTTCCGCCGCCTGCTGAATTATTTAAAGTAATTACATCATCTATATCATAACCAGCACCAGCTACAGATATTTCAACAGAACCTACACCATATACGTAAGGATCTGGAGTTGTACCAGCTCCACTTATAATTGTTAAACTAGCTATTTTAACTTTCACACCAGTTGCGCCTGAAGGTGCCACAGATGCCTGATCTAATTCATCACCTACTTCTGATAAAGCATAACCTGTTCCAACAGCGGTTATTTCAACAGCTTGTATAGCTGGTATTGTTGTGTTTATTGCGCCAGTTATAACTATTGCAGCATCGTGACCAAACACTCTTGGTTGAGCCATCATATTTCCTTCTAAACCTTTCATGTTTATTTATTTATTTTTGTTATTTTTTCAGCACCACGACTTCCGAAGTATGCTACGTAAACTGTTACCAGTAATGTTTTTAATAAGCTTATCCATGATTCATCTACATCAAATTGCAAATGAAATGAATCTACGGCCATCATGAATATTGATGATACTGTTAAAAATACTAAAGCTAGAGGTCTAGTATTTTTGCTAAGCCAAGAGTCTGATTTCATATCAGCTCTCCATCTGCTAGAAACTTCTTTTAATTCTTGAAGATCTAGCTCTATTAGCTTCATAGCTTCTTCTTTATCAACGGCCTTGATCTTAGTATCACTTGATATAATATTTTTTACTACACCTAGAGTTCCTTGATCTGGTAGCACGTCGCCTATAGCGGCTAACACTTTAGGAGCTTTAGTAGCTAAAAAAGCCCCTATTTTTGTTTCTTTAAATGATTTATTCATTTACCGCTGGTTTAGTTACTTCACTTGATTGTGATGCTTTGTTAGCTTGTTTTTGAAGCTCTAAAAGTTTTGCAAATTCCTTTCTTCTATAATCACTTCTTGGCATAGAAGCAATGTTTTTGTATTGACTTGACAACTCAGGATTAGCTCTAATTTGCTTTTGTAACTCTCCA